TAGTTCAACTCAGCTGTTGTTGCCGTTGCTCCGTCTAGGATTGCAGCTTCCGTTCCACTCAGTGCTGCGAGTGCGGTAGCTGTACCGGGTGCCATACCAGCAAGCGTGGTTAGTTCAGCATCCGATGTCTGTTTTGCATCTAGCTGCGTCTGGATACTGGATGTGACACCATTTACATAGTTGAGTTCCGTTGTAGTTACTGTTGCCCCGGCAAGCACATTCAGTTCCAGCGTGGTAGCTGTTGCTCCATCTAAAATCGCAACCTCTGTTCCGGTAAGTGCTGCAAGTGCTGTGGCCGTTCCGGATGTCATTCCGGCCAGAGTGCTTAGTTCAGCGTCTGAATTTTGCTTTGTGTCTATCTGTGTCTGGATGCTTGACGTAACACCACTTACATAGTTCAGCTCAGTAGTTGTTACTGTTGCTTCGTCTAAGATCGCAAGCTCGGTTGCTGTGAGTGCAACTAAATTGGTGGCCGCTCCTGATGTCATGCCAGCAAGCGTGGTTAGCTGAGCGTCACCCGCCTGTTTTGCGTCTAACTGTGTTTGAATGCTTGAAGTGACGCCATCTACATAGTTAAGTTCAGCAGTTGTTAGCGTTGCTCCGTCTAAAATTTCTACTTCAGAGCTTGCTAAGGCGGCAAGTGCCGTTGCTGTTCCTACTTGCAGCCCTGAAAGCGTGGTCAGGTCAGCGTCGTATGCTTGAACATCAGTGCCTATAGCAACGCCAAGGGCTGTTCTGGCAGCACTCGGTGTAGTTGAACCCGTCCCACCATCGCCTACTGCAAGCGTGCCGGTAAGCGAGGATGCGCCTAAATCAACCGCAAGCTCAGTCGATTCGATGGTACACCCACCGTCAGCCTTCAAATCTACGCTTACTGTTGTCCCAGTAACGTCTATTCCGTCCCCAGCAACAGGCGCACTACCGCCACCACCGGAACCAGCACTTATCCAAGCACTGCCGCTCCAAATCTTAAGTTCTTCCGGACTAGCACTTGTATCTAGCCAACCTTCGCCTACAGAGTTTCCGGCACTACCGCCAGCTGCAGGGGCTACATTGGGTGCTGTCGTGCCAACGTGTATAGGACCGACCTTTATAAGGTCTGCACCAGTTGAGTCCTTAAAAAATAAACCAGGACTTGCAGCATTGGTATTGATCGCAAGTTGACCATCAGCCAAACTCGTTGTTGGGCGTTTGGCGCTAGTGCTGCTACGAAGGTGCTTGTATGTAGCCATGCCTTAACTCCTTGCCGGACGGCGTTACCACAACAGTCTAGTATTCGCCTTCGTCAATTTCCACGTCGTACTCAGCAATAATTTCAGTTAGGTTTTTGTACTGCACGTAGTAGTCAGCACTGCTTATTTTCACCAACAAATCACCGGCTATACCGCCATGTGGTAAATTTTCGCCGTTGTAATTAAAGTTGGACATCAGTAAGAGCCTTCATCAACAACCCCTACGGCCATTGAGCCCGTGGTGTTGTCAACAGTAATTTCGGTGCTCTCACGGACAACCCCTGAGACAGTAATTGTTGCAATCTGAGTTCGCCCCCACAATGTGTCTATAGCTGCTCCAGCGTCTGCAACCCCGGTAAATGGCGGTGTTAAACCTGTACCGTCGTAAGTTACGCTGCCTGCGTCAATTACGCTGATGCCAGCACCTACAAGGTTGACGTGTGTCCAAGTTGTTCCAGAGCCTGGGCTCAGAACCCAATCGCCAACGTCTAAAGCAACAGCAGGCGCTGGAGCTGTTCCCGTTCCAGCAGTTGTTACAAGCAAGTACACGCCAGAACTTGCCGCTGTCGGTGCAACTAACGCAGAACCAACAATGAGACCCGCCTCTGAGCCATAGTTATTTAAACTTGCAATCGTGTTTGTGTTCGCGTCATAAGTACCAGCAAAACGTAGGTTGGCTTGCGCCCCAAACTCATTGTTTAGCGGCAAGTAATAGCCTTCTGGCGGGTCAACTTGCCCAACCCAAACGTAAGCCGTGCGATCTGTTGGGTTTACCCAAAGCTGACCCGCAAATTCTGGGGTTGGTTGACTACTGCTTATTTTTGCAATGCCATAGTCAGCCAGTTGTGATGCTGTAACGCTATTTGCAGCTAAAAAAGCAGATCCAAATGTCCCGCTTGTAATCTTGTTTGCATCTAGGCTGGGAATGTCTCCTGCCTCTAAGGTAGTGCCAGATATAACAACACCTTTCGCATTAACTTGAACTTTGGGGTAAATACCGGCGGTCACTCCAGAATTGCCTAGCGACAACGCCCCATCAACAGCAACCGTTACATCAGGGCCAGGTACTTTAACGCCACCGATTGTGCTATTAGTGGCAAGTGGGATTGCACCGGTTGGAACGGTGTCGGCCACACTGACGATGCTTCCGTGCTCGTCATACTCAATACCAAGTTTTGTAGCGGCTGTAATTGTGTTAGCAATAGAAGCTGCGCCTGCGCCGTCAACACTCAATCCGCCAGCAGAAGGAACTGAAACAGCTCCTAGTATTGTGGCCGTAGCAATAGGTAAATCAGCAGACGGTATTGATCCCGTATTTGATGTAATCAGTCCTGTCGAATCCCAAGTAATACCGCCTTGCGTTCCAGCTGTAACCGTGTTGGAAATTCCAATACTCCCGGAGCTTTGGTCTAAGCCACGGTCAGTGACGGCCCCTAATGCTGTGTTTGGAACGGTGCTAGCACTTAATTTTGACCCGTTAATAAAATTACCTACTTTGTCATCAGTAATTGCGCCGTCTTGGATTTTTTCTGTGGATACAGAATCCACACTTAGTTGCGTGCTCTCTACCGTACCAGATGCTATCTTGTTGCCGTTAATTCCTGTCGCTAATTTTGCGTCCGTAATTGCGGAGTTAGTAACAGCCGCAGTGTCTACACTGCCATCAGCTAACTCTGAAGATCCGACTGCATTAGTTGCGATCTGCGTAGCCGTGACAGAATTTGCATTAATTTTTGAGCCGTCTAAATCACTAATTTTTGCATTACTTACGGTTGCATCAGTGAGTTTTGCACCGTTAATGCCTGGTGCGACCTTTGCATCTGTAATAGCGGAATCTTGTACAGCTGAAGTATCAACGGATAAGTCTGCAAGCTCGGTCGAACCAACAGCGTTAGCGGATAATGCGGTCGATGTAACTGCGTTTGCGGCCAACTCCACTGCGCCAACAGAACCGGCGTTTAATTTCGCTCCATCAAGGCCGATAATTTTAGCATCGCTAATAGTTCCGTCAGCAATTTTTACCCCATTAACTCCAGTGGCAATCTTTGCGTCGGTTACTGCTGCAGTTTGGATTGCAGCGGTATCCACGGATAAGTCGGCAAGCTCGGATGCCGTAATACTGTCAGCCGATAATTGAGTTGTCGTTATTGATCCAGCAAGTATTTTTGCGCCATCAATATTGATTCCTATTTTGGCGTCTGTAATTGCTGCGTCCAGTACAGCAGCGGTGTCAACAGCATTGTCCGCCAACTGTGTTGATGTAACTGAATTTGTACCCAGTTGGTTGGCAGTAATAGTTCCAGTAAGTATCTTTGCGCCGTCTACATCGACAATTTTTGCATCGCTAACTGAAAGAGAAAGTAGCTTTGTGCCGTCAATGCCCCCGGCTAACTTAACGTTTGTGACAGCTCCATCCTGAATAGCCGCAGTATCTACAGATAAGTTGGCTAGTTCACTGCTACCGATAGCATCCGGTGCAATTTGGCTCGATGTAACGGAATCCGCCACAATCTTCGTGCCAATAAGGCTAGTTATCTTGTCGCCTGAAATTGCCCCGTCAGCAATAAAGCTGATACCAAAGGTCAATAGGTCTGATGCCGTCAGCCTTTTAGTCTCAGAAGCTGAAAGATCTGCTATCGCAATGGGGTCCGTACCTTGCAGGTCAGAACCCGCCAGCAGAGGTAGCCCAGAAATTTCTAAGTCAGGCATTCAGGCTCTTTATTCGTGCTACTAGTCTAATGGCTGCTAGGCTGTTTCCTCTTGTAGCAATGCACCGTCTTGGTTGCTTTCAAGCAAAATCTTGTTTGAGTCCTCTTGAAGGATGTAACTAAGCTGTGACTTTTCGCGTAGCGTAATTAACCCAGTTGTTACAAAATCAATTTCAGTTACAATTGCCTCTCCTGGCTCAATCGACACCTGAACACTGCTAACGATGCAGTCACACTCGTACCAAACAGAGGAACTACTCTCCTCGTTTTTGTACAAATAGAACTTACCCCTAAACGCTGCGCCTTGCTGCAGCCGAAGGACTAGACGCGCCAGATACACCGAAAATTCAGTTGCTCCTGCTCCGGTGGTCGTTTGGTGTTCCCAAAAACAAGACATGCGGCCCTGTCCGCTAATTAATCCGGCGTCAAACTGGTCTTGAAAATCTTGGCATAAGGATGAAGTTTGTATCAACTCCCTGCTTGTTGTCATGTCGAAGCGGCGGACCTGAGCAACAGGTCTAAATACGTCGCTTCGTGTTGTGATCGTTATTTCCTTTGTCGCGCTGGGCGCAGTTAATGCCAATGCATCGGACATTTCACCTGCTAGTGCTAGTGAGAATGTGCTGTAAAGCCTTATACCGCCAATGTCATCAACATGGACATAACCTGTCCAGTCCGGGTAGGTGTGGCCGCTGACAAGCTCTAGCGTTCCACCACTCTCGGTTGCAATCGTTACTAAGTCGCCACTAATTAACGCCCCAAGCGCAAAGTCTACGCTGAAACGTTTGCGGCTGACATTTACATCAGATTGCGCCAGCTCACTACGAAGGCCACGACCCGTTCCAACACGTTGGAGCTGAACTTCGCCTTCACTGCCTAAGTAGATAGACATGGTTTACAAGCTATTTTGAACAGCAGCACCATCAGCTTCAAAACTGATTTCAACAGATACAACCTCCCCAACAGCGCAATTCATTGCCGCATTGGTGATGTAAGCGGGGATTGTGATCGTTTTTCCGTCCACCTCCAGTTTAAAAGTCACTTGATCAGAGGCCGCATTGTCACCATCCCCCACACCTGTTCCATTCTTTACGATTTTATTGATTAGCTGAGAAGCCGTTGAATTGGAGCCGTAGTACAGTACTCGGCAACTGCCAGTGGTTGAACGAGTGCTTGGAACAACAGTCCTGTCAGTGTCGCAAAGACTCGTAGTATCGAGCATCTGTTGAGTTGTAGCCCATGACCAGTTCTGGACTTTTGCTTCGCAACCTCCGCTTGTCGCAGACGTACCAGAGCCAAAGAACAGCTTTCCGTTGATGCCGCTAGTAAAAGCCATTGCAGGTGCGCGTTCGTTTCCCTATTCTAAACGCCGTCTATGTAAGCGGTAAAGCGGCAAGACACATCACAGATATTACGGAACTTATAGGTCACTGTCGGAGGTTCCGCAAAGCGCCATCTCAATGGTGAACCTTCCTTCATCCTTGCTTGCATTGTGCTCCCAGCGCAATCCATCACCCCCGAATTAAAATTGACCTGATTCCATAGGCCGTTTGAAGTTTCGTAAGCGTTGATAATGCTGTTCGCATCCCTGTCTTCAATGTTGGAAAAGAGAAGAGTCAGCTCGGCATCAAAGTTCTGAGCACCAAACTGGACAACACTCGTTGCGCCGTTAAGAGCTTTAAAAAACGTCTGTGGGTACGTCCCAGGTTTATAGGTTCGGCTTGTTGGCTTGAGATTCGGAAACGTAACAGACATTATTAAGAAGCATCCACTATGAAGTGGCTGTTGGTGACGCCCCCCCAGTCTAAAGTGCGTAGCGACCCCGTACTTGTTAAGGGGGCAAAACTTCCCGCCACTTCCACAAGACCATCATCTGCGTAACTTAGACTTTCAAGTTTGTAAACACGGTGTTGGGGATTGTTCTGCAGTGAAACCGCAAAAATCGAGCTTCGCAATGCAAAATTTGAAGTCTGGCCGTCTATAACCGTAAGCGTGGCTTCGGCAATTCCTGTTGTTCCAGGTCTCCAGTATTGAACTTGGTACGTTCCATTCTCTAAATCCAAGCCGATAACATTACCTTCATTGTCTATTGACCCGTTGTTTAAAAGGCTTCCAATAGAGCTGTCAGAGTGGGCAACCGCAGAAGCAACCTGAAAGTATTCTCCAGGTTCCAGCCCCATTGCCATTTGAGGTGTTGTTTGAAATTTAATTCCATGGTCTACTTGTTGACGAATTTTTAAAGCGTATTTAGCGAAAAATTCTGCGTGTTTTTGGCTAGTGCAAAAGTAACTCATATCAAATGTTTCTTCTATGTCGCTTTCCGAGCCGCCCTGTTCGTCAGTCAACCGCACACCTAATGTTTTTGTTTCCGGAAAACTGTTCTGCGCTTCTTTGCGCCATAGAACTACTGCCCTGAATAGTTGACGTTCTTCTGGGGTCAAAAAACTTACTTGCAAGTCGGTTACGTTTCCATCCGTAAATAGAGCTTTAGGGTATATTTTTTGGCCCACATCTATCTGCCCAGAACTATCAAATGGTACGTCAGGGTAAAGGCTAAACTGACCTCCTTTGATTCTGAATTGAAGCAAACAATAACCTGCGTTTTCAAAAATCCAGTCTCTTACGTTTACCCTTTCGCCTATGACACCATCCCAAAAAAATTGGTTTCCTAAACAAAATTGTGCGGCATCTTGCATTTCGTCCCTATTAATTTGAAGTTTACCAACACTTTCACCAAGGCCGTATTTTTTATTTATCAAAAGGTCAAAAACAATTTCAGGAAATAAATTGGTTGAATCCGTGCCGAAAGGGGGTAGTAGTTTTTCAACCTCAATACCGTCTTTAAAGTACGCGGATAACTGACTGAAGTTTGTCCATTCAACACCGCTATTTAATCTGATACCTGCATAAGCAAGATCGTCATACACAGGTGTAAAACCAGCGCCGTTTATCCTGGCAGCAGTAATTTCGTTTACGTTTACCACCTCATGCTCAGGAGCAGTTTGATTAGATGGTTGTTCTGTGTCATAAACGACAAAATCTTGCCATCCGTCCCCGTATCTTAAATTTACAGTTTCTCCGTACTGCACAATGCCATCACCGTAGCCGTTTTCCCCTGTGCCTTCTGGAACACCGTACACTTCCCACTCTTTGTTGTAACTGCTATTTGAATCAAATACTTTTTCATAGCCTGTGTACCATACAAAAAAACCATCCTTACTAAAGGAACTTTCACTCGGTTGTTTCCAGCTATCATCAAACGAACCGGATGCGTCTAGTACATAAACAATTCGTTGGTCCATCCAAAACCTTGCCGCTGCTGCACCAGCAATGGGGGCTAGCTGAAAATCATACGCTGCAAGCTCTGGATGAATAATAGAAATCTGATTATACACAGCCTCTGGACTTCTACCTTCGACTACAAAAGACGAGTTGGCAGAAGTAATATTTATCCAGTCAGTATCGCCTTGTTTTCGGTATTGTAAGGCAAAAAACGACAGCCTTTTAGTGTAAATGTTCATCCTCCCTAATTGTATATTGGCGTCGTTGTCGTTGTATCTCCCAATAGTTGCGTCACTTGGCTGTGAATTTACATTTGCAAAGCCGTTTATTTTTCTGTAAACAGTGGATTTTACAGTTATATCTGTTCTGTCACAAGCTCTAGTATTGCTTATAGTAGCCAACGCCATGCGTTGTATTGACAGATTAACTGGTCTTTGTTGGCCATCTCCATTTCCGCCTCGTACGTCGATAAGACCTGCTGTTGTCATCCTAAAATAAGCAGTGACTTGATTGCCTATTCGCCACGGGCTTCCCTCTTTTTTAACTAGAACCCCGTACCCCGTTCCAACTAAATAAGTGTCCCCTACAACTAAATTAGAGTCAGCTTCAATTCTTGCATTGTCTATAGATTGCCGAATCTCTTCAACATTTCCAATATCGTCTTCAGAAAATTGATTAGGTGCTAAAGCATAAACTACAGTATCGCCTACGTCATACGCTTCGTTGTCCCTTATTCCAATACTCCTACCTAAAACATTAAACACGTAACCGTATCGAGGGTATTCGCGTTTAATTTTTCTTTTCCTATCCCGAATGTCGTCCTCTACATCCCCATCTGCGCTATCGGGCTTCATCACAAGCTCGTAATTTACTTTGTACATATTGGCGTTGGGTAAACAGGCGTAGTGACCAAACACGGCCTGTGTGTTTGGTGTGCGCGATCCGCTAGAGAATTGAACAAGTCCATTTGCCCATTTAAAAGCAAAAGGGTCACTACCTTTACTTGTATCAAAAGGAGGTTCCATCTCTCCATCTGGGTATACATCACTGTGTAAAAAACGCCCTCCGTTCATATTGTCTTTAAAGTACAGAGCCACTTTTCCCAGTGCGTAATCAGCTAATAACAAATCGCCAATTGCGTACCCCTTAAAATCAGGGCGACCCTTTATTTTGCCATGACTAAATAACAGTAAAGCTCTTAACTGCTGGCTGCGCCCCAGTGTTACTAAATACGACCAGAGCAGTGTGCTGTTGGCACGAACGCCGCCGTAAGTCTCACCATTGTGCGTGCGTTGCTTGGTATAAATTAAGGGAATAGGAGACCCAAGCTGTGCCAGCTGCTGGAGCGAATCAAAACTTGACTGCGGAGCAAAACGGCTGGCACTTGTTTGGTCTTCTGTTTTTAATGGGCCTAGCTTTCTCTTCTGTTCAGGTGTTCTTGGTTTTGGTGCTATAAGTGCAGCTACAGCCGTGAGAGCTATACCAATTACAAGGTTTACAAGAATGGGGGTAATGGGGTCATTCTGGACGTCAGGCACATACGCATAAGCTTCTTTCCTCTTGCCGTTGTACTCATCGTTTAGGCGCAGAAATTCCCAATACTCATCTTCAGTAAGCCCTAAAGCTTCGATTATTTGTATTTCCGAGGGCAGTAAAACCCGTGGACTTGCAAATGCTCGACGGGGCTCCATCGAACCCCCGACTCTCCGAAGTTCAGCCATCCGTTTTCAAAATAAACTGCCATGCCATAGCCATTTTCGGACCTACACAGCGCAACTACACCACAGTCTACGTGAGTCGTTTGCTGGCCCCAGCGTTCTAACTCCTCCTTAAATACGCTGGTGTCACCGCGCTTTAGCCGCCTGTACCAGCTCCGCTTAGGTTCTGGTGTGCTGATTCCGTAATGGGCAAGCACAGCACGAGCCAACGACAAGCAGTCACCGCCTTCATGTCTGTTAAAGTCGCCGCCCAGCCTGTAGGGGCGTCCAAGTAGCTGATAAGGGTTCAACGGTTATTAACTGAGCCTGTCACAGGTAATTCACCAACTTGAAGGCGTGTGAGCACACGGTTTGGAGTGCTGGCCCCTACTGCATCAATCGCGCTGCTCAACAACACTTCTATAGTTTCAGTGTCATACGACATACTGGCAGCTATCCAGTTTTCTTGTGTTAGCTTTCTTTGCTTGCTAGTAAAAGTGCTATTCATAACAAAAGTTTCTACTTTAACTTTTTGCTTTTCGACTACTGCGGCCCTGGCTGCATTCATGCTTATTAAGTTTGCGGACAAAACTATTGCAGCTTCAATGTTGTCACCTGACCTGTTCTTTGCCCCACCCTGATAAATAAAACTAAGGTACTGGTGCCCATCAATTGTTTGCCCAATAGTACTGTTTTGGTACTTTGAGTCACCAACGGTGATAAATGTTGTTATGCACGTGTAACTCATCGGCCTAATCCAATT